GGCTCGATAACCTCAGACACCCTATTTTATCGCAACTCACCACTCTGTCAATCTATTTCACACTCTCGCTCTTCCCACGCTTGGCATGAGCGTAAATCGTGGCAGATAAAATCAAACTTATTACAGTACCCACGAAACCCTGCATTTGTATCCCAATCGTTACGTGGTATCTTTTCCATCTTGGCTTGAGTCATCGTGCTGTTGTCGTAATACTCACAGTTTGAGCAACGTCTACGCCTAGCCTCTTTCTCATCTACCTGCATAGCTTCGCCAAGACTTACCCAATAGACTTTGTTAGCAGTAGGCTCATTTGATGGGACTTCAGGCCCGAGCTTCCATTCCTCAATCACCATCTGCGTATTCTTACGGTTTTCAGCTGTAGTGATGAACTCTTCTTCCATCGGTAGACCGATAAACCCTTTAGGCATAATCATAAAATCTTTCATGCTAATCCTTTAAGTAATCTCACGCCCTGAAGAGCGAATGGTCAAAGCTGTTGCTGTGCCCGTAGTAGATATAAACCCACTAGGTGCTAATACTTGCCCAACTATCTCGGGGAATGTGTATGTTTCATTAGGAGCAATAGCTCGAGCATCAACGATTAAGTTAGACGCACCCGCTGTGCCACCAGAGCTGACTAGGTTAACGCTAATTACAGCGTTTGATGCACTTGTATTGGTAGCGGTAAACTTGTCTACAATCGTGGTGCAGTTGACCGCTGTGTATTGCGTGGTCTGAGCAGCTTCCATCTCTTTAGACGGTATCAGGGGTTTTGCTGTGACTGACATTTGTAACTCCTATAATTGAATTTGGTTTACTTCTATCACCACCGCTGGTGCGCTAGGTGCAAAGGCTGTGGCTGGGACTGCATCAATTCTGACATTGACATTGTTTGAAGCATAAACCAACTCTACGTAATCTAGTGCATTTAATGATATAGCTTCGTTTATGCTGATTGGAGTGTATGCGCCATTGATAGATACGGTTATCAACCGTGCAGAATTCGCAATGTCAACACCGTTCTTTCTAAACCAAACCCAAATGTTTTTGTCTACCGCTGAATTACTTATGAATTGTAACGTGGCAACAAACTGATAGAGACCCGATTCAGGAACTATTAACTGTGATGTTGTTCCACCAATGACCACGCCATTGCTGATGCGTGTTGTGTCAAATGTTATTGGATACGCTGTATCTATTACAGCTGGAGTCGTGTCAACAGTCTTGGCAAATACTCCGTAATATTGCATTTGGCTAATGGTTGGTCTAACAAATATCACGCCATCAGTCGGGTCAGATATTAAGCAAGCCGCTACCACAACCACATTATTGGGAGCAGTCGGCTTTACGTTTGTCAAACCACCTGTAACGGTAGGTGAGGCATAAAGAATATCGCCCACACTAAAGGCACTAGTATCTAATGTTCTAACTGAACCCCAAACCGTGCAATACCCTCTATCTTGTGAGTCGGGTAAATCATGAGTCATTACGCCAAGAATATAAAGGCTAGACTGAGAACCATCTGCTAAATACGGGGCTACTCGTAACGTACCACCTGCGCCTACACCTGAAAAGCCAACAACCGTACCATTAGGTATCGTGACACCTGTATTGTTCTCTACCCTTGCGTATGTTTCCTGACCGATTTGTTGCGTCACACCATAAGCCATGCCAAGGTTTAGCGTTTCGTCTACACTATTCCATCCGAGTCTTGATATTTGGTCAGAGAATGGTGCGGTAATGTTGTAATCAATGTAATCAGTCTTGATTGAATTGTTGTTTTCAATAGTTGGAGCAGATGGTAAAAGTTGAATATTAGAGGATAAAAGTTCTAATGCTTTGGCTATACGCTCTAATGAATCTAATGCCTGAACAGCCTTTTGGTCTGCGTTACCACTATTGATAGCTGAATCTTTAGCTAATGTGATGATTTGCGCTAGTGCGTCATTAGTATTGGCATCTGCATTACCTGCAAGTATCTCAATGCCAGGGGTGTCGCTACTAGGTGCAACTTGGTCAACAACAGCAAACAACTTTTCAAACTGTTTGATTTGTTCGTGATCGGACAGAAAGGTCGCAAGCTGATCACGGGTAAGATTAAGATTAGTAGCCATTAGTAAGCCAATGGCTCGATTTGAGCCTCTAGTCTTATAAAGGATACATGTGCATCGCTATCGCCACGGAATCGCTGTATGCGCCAATTTCTCATGTGACCTTGTTGAAACCAAGCTAAACGCTTTTGTGTGTTGCCAATTGTGCCAACCGTAATGCTACGGTTTTGACTCCAATTCTTACCATCAACCGAGTAGCTAGTATTGATCATAGGGTTAGTTCCTACGGCAACGCTACCCGTCAATGCTACTAATTCTAAACGGTTAAAGATTGCACCCTTGCCTTCGTTATACACAATCATCGTGCCGAATTCCCACCGTACTTGCTGACCCCAATTGTGACCAGTATCTTGTACGAGATAGCCAATGCTTGATGATTGCGTGTCACCTACAAGCCACTTGCCATAAGCCCATACAAAGTTCTTAGCACGGTATTTGGAGAACCCAGAGAGGCTTGATGTCAATGTGAACCATACTTGTGAGCCTAATACTTGAGATGAAGCGTAGTCATAGACAAGCGTTCTATCGGGCAAATGTACATATAAGTATTGATGGCTTTTATCGTTACGTGCTTCTAGCTTAACCGTTGCCAATTGCTCTTCTGTAAACTGCAATAAGACTTCATCAATCTCTTGTGTGCTTAATTTCTGCGTAGTAGCATTAGCACCAATATAAATAGCAGGTGCATCATTGCTACCGCTACCTAAAAACGCAATACTAGCTACAAACTCACAGCAAGCATGTGTGCCGACTACACCCTTTTGAATCTGTGCGCCATCAATACGTACAAATGGAAAGAACTGTCCACCAACGTTATCAAACACTTCGATTGTGTTTCTGTTAAGCGCATAGACCTCATTACGCAACTTAATCAATGCGACTACAGGGTCAGGGTCAACCTCAGAGCTACCGTACTTTAATGGGTTTACTTGTGTTGGGTCGTTTAACTCGGTCACCACTAGGTTTGCACCGTCTGTAGTCATAAAGTAACCATCTACCCATACCATGTCGAGCACAATGCCTAAGTCAGGGTCAGTTACTTCTACTAGAGTGGAAGCTACTGGATTCCAATAGAATAGCTTTTGTGCTGACACAATGCCAAGCAAGTCAAAGCTGTAATTAAAGGTTACTTGATTGTCTTCTGTACCGCCAACATCACCGAGTATGGTAACGACACCATCTTCATCAATTGAGACTAGCTTAGTGCCCATGACTCGATAGTAGATGCCATCCCATACTACGCCACCACGGTCAATGCCAGGGCCTGTGCCATTGGCTACAATTCCGTCAGCAGGTCGCAAGAACCCTGCGCTAATGCCCGACTCTTTAGGAACAGGCACAAGGTTGACAGGGTAACTTGTACGCAACTCTGGCGTGTTATCTGTAAAAATGCCACTAAGAATTGGAATCTGCATTTATGTTACCGTTTGACTACCATTTTTCGGAATTGGCCCAGTACGCTGCGCTCATTTTACCCTTGGATATATTTTTAGCATGTCTAGCTTTGAATGATTCTCGTCTAGCTTTGTCCTTACTTGATTCGCCCTCTGTCTTTGGTGAGCCTTTAACACCCTGTTGACCAAATCGAATGGTCTTAATTTGATCGCCATCTTTAGCCACCACAACATGAGATTTAGTAGGATGTGAGGGAGTACGTTTAGGCTTGTTATAGCCTTCAACCTTCACACGTGCAAGCCTTGGGTCTTTCGTTGCCATACCAAATACCTTTAAGTTGTTATAGCAAAATGTAACTGCCGTCTTCTAAAAGTAAGAATGAACCGTCTTGCAGTAACAATGCGCCCAAGACAGGCCCACCGTTCACGTTCCAGAACCTACACCGACACCGCATTCTGGTTAATGGATACATTAGAAGCCCTCACCAGGCAAGACGTGCAAAGATGTGCCATCGGCTGAGATATAAGCAATACGATTGTAGTTACGGTTCTTAGTGATGCTAACTTGTGCGCCACCAGGGATTGGGTAATCAGCCGTACTAGCTGTATCGGTAGAGTCTTCGCTTAGTTTGATATATACAACAGCTGAACCTAAGTTGGTCAAGCATAGTGTCTGTGATGCAGCGTCAATCGCAGCGTTAGCAGATGTTGCCGTAGCTGTGAGAACAGCACCGTGACCGTAGCCTGGTGCGAATGGTGAAGTATTAAAAGCCATGTTATTTCCTTTGATTAACCGACACGATACCAAGAGTTTGTAGCTTGGTAGAATCGTAGTGTAAAGAATCCACCCGCTAATAGAGTTGTTGGTGCGCCCGATGCGGCACTTGAACCATTCAAACCAATTGTGAGCGCTGTAATTGTCTGTGTGCTTGTCACTAAAATCTGTGTGCCAGACGGTACGCTAGTATTCAACGGCAAGGTAATCGTGCCTGTGGCTAATGTACTAGCAGGTTGTAACAACATCCATTGCTGTTCACTTGTTGGTGTTGGTACGGTTATGTTAAACCCTGTAGCTGGCGTATAAACGCTAGTGGCAACGGTTGGTGCGGCAAATGTCTGCTGAAAGTACTGTAGCAATTGCGTGAGCGAGATTTTACGAGCATCACCATTGTTAGGCACATAGATAGGCAGTAAATCACCACCCGACACTTGGCTTACACCTGCAAGTTGATTGATTGTTGGCATATCTAAATCCTTAATTAAATTCTATTTGACCATCTTGACCCGCTAACAATGGGTCAACAGGTCTAGCTAAAAATGGGTTGTCGTAATCACGCCACGGTTTATTACCCGCACCCGCTGGCATCGTCATGGGCAACTGTTGCTCCATAGGCATAGCCGCAAGTGACAGTAATGTATTGTATGACTCTTTCGCTGTAATCTTAGTCTCAATCATAACTTGCTTACCGTAACTTGGTGCAAGTTTTACAGCTAGATTGGTATATATTGCTTCGATAGATGAATCAGGAACATTGGTTTGCTCATCTAAATCGCTATCCTGTGGGCTTGATGGTAATGGGTAACCTAATCGTATGCCTAGAGCATTCCAAGCCGCTACGAGCGTGTCTAAGCGTCTTAAAGCAGACTGTAGCTGTTCAGGTGTTAAGTCGAATACATAAGAGGCTAAACCAATCTCATCGAAAGCCGCTTCTACGAACTGTCTTTTAGTCCACGACATCATTAGCCCCTAATGTATGCTCAATCTTGTCTAGCAACCGTTTATCAGTTGTCCGACCATCAAACTTAATGCCTAGCTCAGTCGCTTTTATCTCTAGCTCTGTGCGTGTTGGTGCTGAATTATCTTCTACTGCGACAACATCTTTTGCCAATGCTTGCTCTCTAAGCAGACGATGATTGATACCGTCAATAGGCTTAGATGGTTTACGCTTCTTGACTGGCTTCTTGCCTTTCATGTACTTTGGCATAAGAATGTTCTTGTCCATTATTTTGCCTTCTTCATGGGCTTGGCTGTCTTCGCTGCTTGCTTAAACGCTTTAGCTGTCGGTGCACCTTTTGCGCCTACTTTACGCATCTTCTCACCCGAACCTGCTTCAATGCGCTTTTTCTTGGCTGCGATGTTTGCATATAATCCAGTCTTCATTTCTTTGCCTTTTTAGGTGCTTTACTAGGTTTGCCTGCTTTATCTGCCGCCTTTTTCGCAACATTCAACGCAATAGCAATTGCTTGCTTTCGTGGCTTGCCTGACTTCTCTTCCATCTTAATGTTTTTACCGATGGACTTGCTAGAGTAACCTTTTGACAATGGCATTTTAGTATCCTGTAAATGGGGAGGCATTCGCCCCCCCATACTTACTTACTGATTATTGATTAAAAAGTAGCACACCTGACATTTCAGGATTCTTGTTCACAACACCGAACAGCGTGTCAAGACGATACTTGATGGTCATGCTGTCAATGTCGTAGAACTTCTGCATAACCAACTCGATGCCTTGGTCAGTACTTGCTCGCATAACGGCAACACCTGCATCAGCAGGTACAGC